CACACGGGCGCGCAGTTCTTCCAGTGCAACGCCGATGTTTGTCTGGTCGGCAACAATCTCGAAAAGTATTCTGCTCATTGGTAGTCGGCCCGTTCGCTTTATACCGGTACTGTGAATTTGGCAAGGCGAATGACGTCTGCCAGATTTATTGTGATTTGCGCCCCCGCCTTTTCGGCGATGACAGCAGCTATTTCATCCAGGTTTTCAGTAAGAACCGACCGCACAAACCCGGTTCTTTCCCCGTTTCGGCTGAAACGAAAAGACGCCCGCGTGGGCATCCCTTCGCGCCGGTGTACGTTGGCCGTTGCAAATGCGGCGCGCTGCGCTTCTCGTTGTGGCAAGCCGCGCAGTTGAAAATACCGGATCAATCCCTCAATGTACTTTGACTTTCCACCCCGGCCTGTCCTGCCGCCATGCGGAATACGGGCGGCACGGACGCCGAACTCGACATAAATACCGTACTCTGCCGAGGTCATTACAGCCGTATATCCATCCGAAGATGGCTTTACCTCATACCGCAACGACTTTTCCAGGCTGCCGGTAAGCCGGTGCCCCTGCTTCTGCAATCTTTCTTGCAGCGCAGTTTTCAGCCGCTCCATTGCGGCCGTCAGTGCGGGTTTAAGGTCAAGTTTAGTCGGCATATTGTAGATCATTCGCAGGTTTTCTCAACAGTGGATTTCTGTTGTATTTTCCTGATTTTGGCAGATTAAAGTCTTTTTGATAAGAAAAATAATAATGCCCCTTTACTAAACTTTTACGTTCAATAGCCCGGTAAACATGATGCTTTGGTACTGACAGCCACGCAGCGGCAGCAATAACCGATTCATGCTCCATGATCGGCAGTCGGCTTTTTTGGCAGCGTTCCAATAAAACGGAAATGCTTTTCGCGCTCCACGGTATGCTCGACGGGGGCCGGTGTTACGTTATCGAGTTTCATTGCCCTGTCAGTTTTTGAAAGCGCGCAACAGCCGTATCAGCGGCGGCAGCATTAGCGCGTAAGGCCGAAAGGAACAAAGCCGCATCAGCCTTGCTGATTACAACCGCTTCTCCGGGCGGCGGCGCTGGTTTCGGGTATCTGGCCGCAATGAATGCGCGGTCCGCTGCGCTCAATACCTTGCCGCCAGTAAAGCCTTTTCCGTCACAGGTCCAGGTCCCTGGAATGCTATACATCATAATTGAAACCGGATCAAGCGCGGTTGCAATAACGTTTGCCGCCGGGGCAGGATTCAGTACGTTGCTTTCAATCATTGCAACCGTCCAGCTATTCGGCGGGCCGGACAGGTCCTTAATTACCTGCTCACGATTCCAGCACGGCGCGCCGGTTGGGTTTTGGTGCTCATGCAAAAGGCCCAGGAAATGCCCGATCTCATGCGCGGCTACATCAAAGCCTAGCCAACCCAGGTTCATTGTAGCAGCTGATTGCGGGATGCTTTTACAGTCCGTGCCGATATAGGACCAGGAGCCGGAGCCGGCATTAAAACTGATCCGGCAGTCATACGGACCGGCGGAGGGATAGGTAAACGTAAGGTTTGCGTACTTCGCCCACTCAGTAAAGGCAGCCGTGGCATAACCGCGTTGCGCGGTGTTACCGCCGATAAAGCCAATTTTGAGCGTTTGGCCCGGCGTCCAAAACTTCCCTTTGGCGCCGACGGCCCGGCCTGTTTCGCGCCCATAAATAGATCGGCAGAAATGCCCGGCCGGTACGGTGTCGAAAGTAGCGGCCGGAAATTGTGGCGTAAATGTAGAAGCCGGGTAGGCACTTTTGGGGCCGGATTTCACATAGGAAAACACGGCAAGAGAAATTACGGTCAAAACAACAAGGATGACCAGGGCAAAAAATGCTTTTTGTTTGTCTGCTTTATTCATGGTTTGAGTTTATTGACAGTTTCTGCAACCGGCCTCCTGTGCCAGTATGCCCTGATCGATTTCGGAAAACGACCAGGACACGGAAGCGCAGTCTTGATTGATGAATGTGATGTTTGCGTAAGTACCAAAAAGCAAGTCTGCAACCCGCTCGGCAGGGCGCATATCAATATTTTGGTTTGCGGCGGAAAGGACATTTAGCAGGGCGCCCGTTTTGTTGTAGCTGGTAATTGTTCCGCCGGTTTTCATTTGTTCAAGCATGGCTGCGTGGTACAGCCGGGGTGTGGGGTCAACGCTTGTCGAGGCGGTGACAACGCCGCCCAGGTAATGCAGGATGTTGCGCAAAATGGTTTGAGTATCGCGGAAAATCTCATTAGGCGTCCTGCCTTCACAGCCGTTGCATTTCCCGGACTGACATTTTTCCTGCTGATACCGGTCCCACACTGCAATAGTTACAGTTGTCCGCTGTGTGGCGTTTTGTTGGAACGGGTCTTTCATGGAGCCGTCCAGGACAAAAGCCGTAACCACAGGCAGCGGGGCGCTGATTTTATTCGGGTTGCGTTTGTTCAACTCCCACTCACGAGAAAAGAAGTACGGTTTTTCCGCATCGCAAACCGTGGCGCCCATTGCCGGATTGGTTATATCGGCATCGTATGCAAGCACGCGGAAGGTTTGCGGCCGCAAGCAGTTTTGCGCCTGCGCGGGGTAGAACCGCACAGCGTCGCGTATCTGGTGAAAAAAGTCGTCAAGTGTCATTTTCAATATTTGATGCTTACGGTTTCCCCCTTTTTCATGGATGACAGCAGGCTTTTGTATTGCTTTTCCGTGTAGGGTATCATTGCAGAAACTTCAATCCGCATGGGCGTTACAAATCGGACGTAGATTTTCTTTTTGTACTTCCGCACCTGCGTAACGAAACCGGTTGTCCGAATGCGCGGGCGTATGAGGTCAAATGCTTTCATTAATAAGAGGCATTTTCAGTTGAAATAAGGCCAACGACTTGCTCAAAGTTTGCCCGGTACACGCTTTCAAGGGCAGACATATCAGGCCGTTTCAGCCACCCTTTTTCTATCATGGAAATAATCATCTGCCGCCAGCCGACGCGGGCAAAGACTTGTTTGTTATGCGCCTGCGCACGGTCGTAGGCTTCTTTCTCCAGCCGCACGTCTCCACCGCCAGGGCGGAAACCCGGCGGATGAAAGAACCAGCGATTTCGTTGGTTGCGTTCAAGCGCTGCAAGGAACTGAGCAAAAAAAAATCTACGTCCAATGCAGTGGCGGCGTCAATCTCCTGAAAGTGGATCAGGCGTTCAGTCAAAAACTGCTCCCGGTGCGCATCATTTACCGGCAATTCCTCGCCTTCTTTCCGGGCAAGGATTGACAGCATTTTCAGGTACGTTGTAAATCTGATATTGGCTTCTTCGCCCGGCCGTTCCTTTTTGTTGTTTTCCGATATGCGCAGCAGTTCAAGCGCCTCAATTGCTTCAACCACCGAAATGTCGGGCAGTACTTCACCGAGGCCAAGCGGCATTGTGCGTATATACGGAATCCGGTACGTGTCGCCCTTGTATTGAAATTCGTGTAAGTCCTGGCTATACATTTTCGGCTCGTACGTGGTAATCAGCCGCGAAATGTACCCGAACACATTGCGCAGACTTTCATCCAAGGCGTCGGCGCGTTTGTAAACATCGCCTACCTGCGCTTCAATAATCGTCCGCATATCAACTCCGGTAAAATCCTGCACGGCTTCGGCCATAATGGCAATCGGGTTGCCTTCTCCGGATGCAATGCTGTCAAATGACACGTACTGTTGCAGTGTCATTTCATGCAGATGCTCCGGCAGCCTGATTTCACACAGGATATTGCCAGCGGCGTTTTTTAAACGGGCCGTTATCATTTTTTCAGGAGGGCGATAAGCGCGGCAGCAAGTTGCGTTTGCTTCATATCCGCCGGAACGTCTTGCCCGGCCTGGGTGAGTGTAGCGCGAAGGCGGTCTGCGCCAAAGTGACTACCGGCAGCGCGGGGCGTCATGGTGAGCAGTTCCGCTTTTTCGTTGTCGGAAAGAACAGTATCAACAGCGCGTGTCAGCGCGTTTGAAAGCTGGTTAGCAGTAGCGCCGGCGGCATCGGTCAAAATCTTTGCGTTTTCCGCAAAAGTCTGTAAAAGATCATCCGCCGCAGCAGGACCTTCTACGAGGTGCAGAGGGTTTTCTTCCTGCACTTGCGGCACTTGCAGGGCCGGCGGCAATTCGCCGAGGGGACGGGCCGGACGCTTGCCCCCCGGCGACGGCAAGCGCTTCGACTTTGGGAGCGCTTCACGAGCCTCCAGTTTCTGCGAGTTGATAATCGCGCGGTTTGCTTCCTCAACGGCGCGGCGGCCGCGTTGTCCAAAATGCGTAATCAGGTACGCGCGAAGCCCGGAAATGATAGGGTGGTTGGGGCTGCCTTGCATCTGGCGGGCCGTCAGGTAGGCCGCGTAAACTTCGTTGAAAAGTTTTTCTTTGAGTTCGATGACAGTTGCTTTGTCCATGCAGTCAATATGATGCGGAGCGCACGGAGCGCCCCTTTTGTGACGTGGGCCGGGACAAATCGAAAATCGAACGCATTGACAGGCAATCTGCAAAGTCAGGTGAACGACCTATCATTTCTTTGACCTCTGACTTCGGGATAACCTGCAATTTTCCGCCGTCAGGGTTAGGCACCTTCTTAATTGATCGAAGCTCCTGACGTAGCGTGTCATGCAAATGTAGGCTGTTTTGGGCAAAAAACACCTCACAATT